TCAACCGAAGAAGCGGTTTTTTGCTTCTTTGCCATCTGGTTTCCCTGGCGCGGCTATCCCGGCTTGGCTGCTCGGGGTAAAGCCAAACTCACGGCCCAACATGCGGATTTGTTGCACCAGCTTCATATCGGGTTCAGCGCCTGCCCTGCGTTGCCCGATGTACGCGCCCAAAACATCGCAGTACGTGGCCAGCATGTTGCGGTTGGCCTCGTTCAGCATCCCATTCGCATCAAGGGCGGCGGCCAGCTTGCCCCACTGCGCCAGCGACTCACCCATAAGCCAGTCTGGTGGGGTTGTTGGGCAGGTTGCGAAGGCCGGTTCTGAGGTCGGCAAAGGTCGCCCGCTGGGGTTGTCTGCCAGCAGTCGCAGCTTGGTCGGAGTGCGTGGATTGGCCATATCTGTCAACTGCTTTGATGCGCGCGAAGGGAACAGGTCGGTTCGTGGCCGTCAGCCGCTGGTGATTTCTGCTCTTGAGAAACATCCCCACCAGACGCACCAGAACGCGCCACAGCGGCCTGATTCCAAGGATGGTCACTACCTATCGGGTAGCCCTGTTCGTCGCATCCAAGGCGTGCTGGCCTGCCGTACAGCTCTGCCATGGTCTTGATGCTGTGGCAGGGCTTGCAAAGGGCTTGGAGCGCGTCCCGGCTGTTATCGGCAGCTCCCCGCATGTGGTCGACTTCGGTAGCTGGCACCACTAGCCCTTGGGCAGCACAATGCCTGCACAGTGGTTCCTCTGCCAGCACCTGTTTTCTGAGCTTGCGCCACGCTGCGGAATTGAGCGGCAGCACCCGCCCGTTGCTGTCCTTTGTCCACCTCATGGGCGGCTTCACCAGGTAGCCATTCACACGGCGCTCTTCGGGCATACCGTTGCTGTCCAGGCCCTTGGGTGGCTGTTGCCTGGCGTTCTTAAAGAAGTCGGGCGGGCGGCTCATTGCTTGCTCGGGTACACACCTGGCGCGGCGGTGGAGGTGGTGGTGGGCGCGTCGTCTATGCCGTCGATGGCGCTTAAATTTTCGAGTTTTCGGGCCTCACTGCGCAGCATCCATCCATCGTTGATACCGGAGCTGTAGAACGCGGCACGGTTGGCACTGTCACCCCGAAGCAAGCCTTCCACCTGATGCTCGGCAAAGTAGGTGCGGCGTCCGGCTTCGGTCAGGCACTTGGCTGCAATGGCTTGTTCCCATGCGATCAAGTGACGGCGCAATGTCATCGTGACGAACTGCCGTGCCAGTTCCACCGAGTTGCTGTAGTTCGCTGATTCCATGCTTTGCACGATGGTGGGCGGCACGCGGAACAGGCGGCACACCTCGATCACGGATAGCTTGCGGGCCTCGATCCAGCTTGCATCCTCCAGGCTCATGCTCAGGGCTTGGAAGTCCACACCTTCTTCAAGAATCGCCGTGCGGCCTGCATTCGCAGCACCTGCATGTTGGCTGGCCCACGATGCGCCGATGGCCTGGCGTTGCTCGGGCTTGAGTTTGCCGGGGAACTTCAGCACACCCAGCATCTTGGCACCGTTGGTGAAGGTGTTGCGCCCATGCTCGTTCTCTGCAATGGCCAGTTCCACCACACCACGGGCAGCGGCGATGGGCGACACACCCAGCACACCGTCATCGCCCAGGCGGTGGCGCAAGTGCAGCACTTCATGGGACAGCAGGCGGGTCAATACGCCTTCTTTGCTGTGCTCATACACCAGGCCCGAAGGCGTCCGACGTACCTGCACATTGTCGGGATTGAGTGGCCACAGTTCCCGCACCTGGCCATCGTAGCCGCGCACGATGCGGGCATAAGCATTGCCCTTGAGCAGCACGGCGGCCTGCATGTATTCGCGGAACTCCAGCGCGGTCTGCTCGGGGTTCGCCATGTCATGGAGCGTGCGGTAAAGGGGATGGTCTGCGGCGCGTTCCCGGTCGCCATCTTCACCACGGCGGAACAGGATCAGGGGCAATGATGCGGTGGTCTCAGCGATGGCCTGCACACAGGCATAAACCGCCGATACGCTTTGCGCGGTGGTAGGCGTCACGCTGGTGGCAGACAGCGGCACAGGCCAGCCATTGACGCCGATCGTGCTGCGCTTTTCCAGGCCGATGGCAGACAGAATGCGGGTGGTAATGCTCATGTGGTTTGCAGCCATGCGGCGTTCATGTCCCAAAAGGACTGTGTGATAGGCATGTTGCGCAGGGCTACAGTCGTGTCCTGATATGCCGGGTCACTGGTCAAGGTGATTTCCACCAGGTCAACATTCAGCAGTTCACGCACCAGCGTTTGACCTCGTTCCTCCCAGCGGTCGCCACCGTCGGGCACGCGGAACCCGAAGGAACACCCGGCCACGTCGCCACGGTCCACCAGGATGGCCAGATCGCGCCCATGGGTGGTGTCGGGTAGGGCCAGCTCGAATGCAAGGCCCTGCGCGTCCTCTTTAAGCTTCAGCGTGCCGCCTCGGGTGGTGCCCAGCAGCGCCATGGTGTCGTGGGCGTACAAGGCGCGAATGTTGGAACCCGTCGCCAGCGATTTGGCGAAGGCACCTTGCCGGATGACCTCTGAAAAGTCTCCCAGGACTGCCTCGGAATTGAACACGGCGGCATAGCCGGTCAATGTCTTGTTGCCGGTCGCCTTGAGCGTGCCGTGTCCGCGTAGTTCCAACATTCGCAGCTCCTTACAGCGTCAGGTCGTCAGCGACCACGAACGCCTTTGGCTGGCGCACCACGGCATCCATCGTGTGCAGGATGCGGATTTGCACATCGCCTTTTTCGTAGAAACCGCTTGCGTAGGGGTTCGCCAAAATCTCGGTCACACCCCACTCACCAATCACGATTTGCGAGAAGTCGCCAGCGATCACGCGGCCAGTGGCCGGACTGCCTGCCTTGGCGTCGAGCTGGTTGGTGATGTACGCGGGCAGCTCGGCAACGCGGCCGTTTTGCAGCAGGTACTCGGCACCGTTGGCGGCGTTCTTCAAGGTGGTTTGCAGCTTCGTCGCGGCCTTGGCATGGGTCACGATGGCATTTGGCGTGACGTTCTCCAGGCCCAGTTTTTCGAGCATGGCCACCAGTGCGGCCCAGGTGACTGCGCCCAGGGCTGCGGTCTGAATGCCTGCCGTGGCCAAGATGCCGACGGGTTGCTTGGCGGCTGCGGTGCCGTGCAGCAGGGCCTTGTCCACTGCCAGCCCGACCACTTGCGCGAAGTCGTCGCGAGTCAGTTGCTCAATGGCTGGGTTGGCCTGTTGGATCAGTTGGCGCGACAGGGCCGACAGGGCACCAACATGCTTCGGCTCCAGGCGCACAGAACCATAGGTGGCGCTCGATTCGGTCAGGGCGTCACCTTCGGCAATCCAGAAGGCAGAGGCAGAGCCGGTTTGTTTTGGCAGGACGGTATCGCCGCGCAAGCCTGGCAGGACACGCGCGCCCAGTTGGCGAACGATCATGCTGTTGCGCAACAGGCCGATGAACTGGTCTGCTTTGTAGTCGTCGGGCACCACAGCAGCAGCGCCGGTCGTGCTCATGGTGGCGCGCTTTTCAAACACGCTCGCAGGCACCAGGATGCCGCCTTGCTTTGCTTCCAGGCCCATGCGCTTGGCCTCGGCCTGAAATTCAGCAAGTGCACCAGTAACGCTTCGGTTTTCGACCTGGCAGCGGATGGCGTCCAACACGTTGACCTGGCCTTCCATGCTGCGGCGGCTGTTGTCCACCGGGGCACCCAGCGAACGCCGTTCAGCGTCTTCCACGAATTGGGCGCGGGCTTCCTGGCCTTCCAGGTTCACGATTTCGGCCTTGATGGCGTCGAACTTGGTTTGCGCCTCGGGCGTCAGGGTGGGCATGGATGCCAGCAGGCTACGGGCTTCGGCCACCTTGGCGGCTTTCTGTTCACGGATTTGATGCAGTTGCATTTGTGGGCTTTCTTGAGGAAGTGCCCATGCAATCGCCGGGCGGGTGGGTTTTCTGCCAGTACTGGTTGCCCGTACAGCATTGGAAGAATTATCCACGAACTACCACAAAAACGAAAGAATATTGCGCCGAAAGTCAGATTTATTTGCTTTTTCTTCTGCTTTTTGTGCTAATAGCGGCAGATTCTTGCGCTCGCCGCTCTCCAGACGCAAGAAAACCCGCTCAGGGCGGGCTTTCGGTGGCGCAGATTGCACCCTTTTCGGTGCCTGGCAAATACTTGCGGTCTTATGTCAACCAGGTGGCGGTGGTGGGCGGGTGGCTGGATTTGTACCCGCTGGCAAAAATGGGACTTGTCCCATTTGTCTGTCAGAACAGATCACCGACTTGTCCAGGGCTGGGAACCGGCATGGCCTCGGGCTGGGCCTTGCGCTTCTTGTTCACGCTGTAGGCCGTCAAGACGTTGTGCGCCAGCATGGCAGCGGATGGCCTGAGCTGGCCCTCGTTGTCTGTCCAGGTGCCCAGCGTCAACGGGCCGGTGATGGATACCGCATCGCCTTGGCTCATCACCAGTAGCGCGGCCATGGGCTCGGGCTCGAAGGCCGTCACGCTCACCACGATCACAGCGCCGTCGTGCATGGAGACACGCACCCGCGCACCAGCGAAGGGCTGGCCAGATTTTGCGAGTCGTTTTTGGGGGGTGCCGATCAGTCGGCCAGATAGGAGGGCGTCGAGCATTTGCGCGAAGTTTGCACCTGTTTTCACCGTTTTCCATGCTGCGCGAATCGACCCACCTGCTCTTGGAGACATAAAAAGCCATCGGGGTACAAAGGCAAATCCCCACGGTTATCTGATATGGCTTTGCAACACTAGGCAGACAGCCACCGGGAGACAGTGGCATGGTTTAGGCCTACGGCAGCAGCAACCTCGCGCTGTGACTTGCCTTCACCGATCAGGCGCAGCACCTCGGGCATGAGGGCTTCACGCTTGGCGGCTCCTTTGCGGGCACCACGTTTTGATTGCAGTTCCCGGAATGTGGCCGGGTCGAAGTGCTTCCACACCCATCGGGCGCACGATGCGGAAATGGCGCGCACCTCGGCAACGGGCAGCGGCACAGCAAAGGCTGCATTCAGGTCGTCGCCCAACATGCGCAGGGCTTCTTTGAAGTGCTCGAACCCACCAGGCAACCAGAACCGGCGCACCAGGCTATAGGACAGCGGGCGCAGCCGCTCGAACAGTTCGCAGTTGCGGCCCAGGCCTGCATAGTCGGGATCACGAACCCGCTTTTTCATGTCTGCGATGCGCGGCAGATCAACCCAGTCCGCAAGCTCGGCAAGGCTGTACGTCCCAGCCCACTGGCGCGTCTGCCAGCTCGTATGCAACGGGTTCTTGCAAAGGTGGCCGGAGTAGCCGGGATCGGCTTCCAGCTTGCGCCGTATGCCTTCCTGAGCGGCAGCAAGGTACAGCAGCGGGCGTGCTCTCGATGCTTCGGTGCGAGGCACGGGGGCCTGCAACGCATACAGCAAGTGCGCGTGACCGTTGGCCGGGTTCTCGATTGCCAGCGTCGGCTGCGGCGCGTTCAGGCGATCCCAGGCGGTGGCACCGTCCGCATGGTCAACATCAAACGACAGCCAAACGACTTTGCCGCTGGTGTTGGGTTGGATGTTGGAGAACGTCAGCGCGGAATCTTTTGCCCTTACTGTCTGGCCCGTAGTCGGGTCATTGGTACAATATGGACGCCTTGGAAGGTTGTCTGTAAATAGATTTAGTGCGGCCAGCATTAATTCCTTTCATTGCCTAAGCCCTGCCCGTCTTGTCCACGGGTCAGGGCTTTATATTTTGTGGCGCGATTTTATGCGCCTACTGTCTTTTCATCCAGCCTGTCAACGGGAAAAGGCCCCGAAGGGCCTATGGCGTGTGTCTGGGTTACGCTGCGTGCCGCTTTGCCAGCTCGGACAGGATCACGCCGATGGCGTGCCGGGTGCCGCTCTTGTCTTCGCCGGGCATGGCCTCGATCAGCCAATCAATGCGCAGGCCCAGGCCGTCCACCAGTGCGCCGTCAGTGGCCTGGCTCACATCGTCAGTTACAGCGCAGGCGGCGGCGTGTCGGTCGTTTGTCCAGGTGGCGATGGTCATGGATCAGTCCTTGAAGTGGTGCCCTATTGTACGCACATACGCACACGCACACAAGCGCATATACCTACTTACTCGCCCTTGCATCCAAGGCTTCGCGCACCAGGTCAGCAACAGAGACATTGCGATCCAGGGCCTCGCCCTTCAGCGCCTTGAGCTTGGCGCGGTCGATGAAGAAATTGAAGCGCACCAGGTCGCCTTGGGCGGCGGCTGCGGTGGGTACGTCTGCGCGCACCTTGTCGAGTGATTTTGATTTGATGCCAGTTACAGCCATCTTGCGGCCTCCAGTTCTGTGATTACTTGATTGATTTCAGATTGCGCGGCGGCGTCCGTCAGGTCGAACACCGATACCCCGTCTGATAGGGCTTGTGCAAAGGCGGTGCGGTTGCCGACGGTGCTGGTCAACTGGTCGAAGCCGTAGCCGTTCCAATCGCCGTCCTTGATGATCTTCGCCAGCTTGGTATTGGCAACGGCGCGATTGACCAGGAAAGCCGCGTCGATTTGCCCCCCTGCGTCCAATCGAGACTGGATCAGTTTCACAGTGGCAGCGCTTGCCCACACGTCCGCGCCAGATGGTTGCAACACGATCAAAGCCACGTCAGAAACCCGCACCACAGCGGCAGCAAGATATGAAGCCCTGGCGGGTGTGTCGATCACCACAAAGTCAGCCACCAGGCCACGCAAGGCGGCGTCAAGCTCTTGTGGTTTGCCGACTGCCAGCACTTCGGGCAAGTCGGCGCCTTCGGGACTAGCGGCCCTCCAGTCGGTGGCGGTGCCCTGCGGGTCTGCGTCGATCAAAACCACGCGCTTACCCTTGCGGTGTAGTGCGGTGGCCAGATTGGTGGCAATGGTGCTTTTGCCAGTACCGCCCTTCTCGTTGATCGTGGTGATGATCTTCATTTGTGCGCCCGTGTGTTTGTGTGCGGTTGAGTATATACGCACGAACACACAAGCGCATCAAAACAGAGGCAATTGATCCGGGTTCGGTGGTTTGAACTTGCGCGGCATGTTGTTCTGCTCAAACTGCCGTGCCTGCGCCTCGGTGATGTTCTGGCCCACCACGCTATCAATCCAGCCTTGCAGCGGTGGCCACTCCAGGCCGATGGCCTCTATCTGCGCACGAGTCCAGGCACCTCGGGCGGTGCGGTGCTTCATGATGTATTCGCGGGTTAG